CTCCATGGTCGTCCAGTGATCGGATCGCCACGGCTCGCCCGCCGGAGCGTCGCGGCGCGGAAACGTGAAGACTGTCCTGCGGCTCGCCGAGGGCAGCACCTCGAGGAGAGCTGAAAGGGTGTCCGCCGGGATCACGTGATCCATGTCGGTCATCAGCAGCCAGCGCCCGGTCGCGACGTGGGCGCCGAGGTTGCGCGCGCCGTGCTGGTGCCAGGGCACGTCCTCGAGCACGCGGTAGACCAGCACGCCACAGCCGGGTGCGGCGCGCACCTCGTCAATGGCGGGCTCCGGGCTCGCATCGTCGACCACGATGATCTCGACCCGCTCCTTCAGGGACGGGTGCCACTCGTCGCACCAGGTCGACAGCTGGCGAGCCAGCATCCGGGGATTGCGGTAGTACGGGATGACGAGCGAGAGCTCAGGCATCGTCGATGCGGCGGCGCAGTTCGTCGGCGTCCCAACCGTGGTAGGGCCGCTTGCCCATCCTGCGCTCGTACTCCGCGCGCAGCACCGCGAGGTCGATCTTCTCGGCGACCTGTCGCGGCGGCGCGGGAACCGTGGCAGGTTCGCGCAGCCTGCGCACCTTGCGGGTCGCCAGCAGCAGCCTCGCGTCGCGTTCGCTGGCATCGAAGGGATCGCCCGCGACCAGGCGGCGCGTGGCATAGGTGAGAGGTCGGATCGCCTGCAGGCGAACAGTCTTGGGCATCAGAGGAGCTCCACAAAAAGCACCGGGCGACCGCGCTAAGGCCGCCCGGTGAAGTTTCCCCTCTAACGGAACTCAGGACTCGGGAACCGCACCGCCCCAGTCGACGCTGGACAGGTAGGCGACCGCCGACGTGCGCGCGCGCTTCCAGTTGATCGTGCGCTCGGCCCTCAACGCGACCGAATTCGTCTGGAACATGCTGACGCTGGCCGCCGTCGCGGTACCCGCCGTGGCGTCCATGCCGAGCCCGGCGCTGCGCATCTCGATCGACGCCTCGCGGCTCATGTCGACCGCCACGCCACCCTCGTCGCCGAGGAAGATCTGGTCGGCGGCGACGAGCGCCACGACGTCCCCGATGTGCTGGGACACGATCACCGGCAGGCCCATCAGGACGCCGCCCGTCATGCCCATGCCCGGGAAGCTGGGCTGACCCAGGGTGTTCACCATCATGGCGAGCGCCAGCGCATTGGTCGCCGACATGATCCAGACGCCCTGCGTCGGCGCGTTGTTCGCGTCGATGAACTTCTGGAAGAGCGCGCGGATGTCGACGCGGATCGCCGCCTCGTCGTCGCCGGTCGACACGACCGATTCGGCACCGTTGGTGATCGATGCCGGCTTGACGCCCGCCGAACCGGAATTCGCCGGATCGACGAAGGCGACGTCGAGCCCGGCAACGATCGCCGCGACGAGCGCGTTGCGAACGATCATGTCGCTGTTCGGCGAGGAGTAGCGGATATTCTCCTCGGTCAGGACCGCGATGTTGGCGATCTTGAGCGGCGTGAGAGTCGAGCGGTCGAAGTCGAACGCGGTGAGCGGCTTGGGCTTGCCTTCGCCGACCCAGTACGCATCACCGCCTCCGGTCTGCGTCACGTAGGGCATGTAGAAATCGAGCCGCGCCAGGCTCGGGATGTTGCCCGTGCCGAACTTGCCGATGATCGCGGCCGGGCGCAGGTACTCGAGGAACGCCGCGACCGCGGCACCCTCCTGGCTGATCAGGTCGTAGGCCCAGTTGCCGCTGATCGTCGTCCCGGCGACGACCTCGTTGGCCTTGGTGATGATCGCCACGACCTCGCTGTCGTCGCCATACATGCGGCGCGCCATGAGCAGCGGCGGGTCGCCGGTCAGCTTCGACGCCATCTTCACCTTGACCAGGCGGGTGAAGCCGATGCCGGGCGCAAGGTCCGGCGCCTTCACCTTGACCGGTGCACGATCCATCGTGCCGACGAACACCGCTTCCGGCGTCTCGACCTGGCGCACCGCGACCGCCGTCGAGGCCAGCGTCTTCTCCAGCTTCTTCAGCCGCGCGAGGTCAGCGTCGATCGTGTCGTTCTCGCGGTCGGCGTTGTCGAACGCCTCCTGCTCGGACGCATCCATCGAACGGCCCTCGTCGATCGACTTCTGCATCGTGGTCTGCATGGCAGCGACGTTCGCCGCCCGCTTGTTCTCGAGAGCAGAGATCTGCTCGCTCACTGTCTTCGCCATGGTGTCCCCCTTGGACAGGCGAGTTGCGGGTGTCGGGACGCCGACCGGGTTCAGTCGCACGACCGGCTGCTCGAGGCCTGGCGCGGCCCGCAGCTTGCGGTCGATCGATTTGATGGAAGAGATGCTGGCACCGGCATTCGCCGGGATCGTCACTGCCGAGACCTCGTACAGCGACCACTTGATGAAGCGCAGCCCGAAGGTGCCCTCGATGCGCGCGGTCTCCAGCGGCTGGAAGCCGATCGACAGGCCACGCACCAGGCCTGACTTGATGGTTTGCCACGCCTCGTCGAGGCGGTTCTTGAGCGGGCCCGGCTCATCGATGCGGGCGAGCTGCGCCTCGATTTCGATGCCCGCGTCGCTCACCTTGGCGCGCACGACATGGCCGATCGGCTGGCGCGAATCGTGATGCATCAAGAGCGGCAGAGGCAACTTGAACTCGCCGCCCTTCGGCTCGACGACGTCGCCCATGCGGTCGGTCTCGGGCGTGCTGGCGATGCCCGTGATGCTGCGCGCGTCCTCGTCGAGCGCCCTCCAGGTGATGGTGGAATAGGCCCGGTTCATGGTTTCACCCTCTGGAAAACTGGGTCAGCCCAGCACGATCATCCTGAAATCCTTCTGACGCGGCGCCGCCGGGTTGCGCGACATCGCCTCGACGGCGTTGAACATCGCCATGACCGGGTCGATCTTGGCGTCGCCGGCGTTCTGCTTCGTCGCCCGGATCGCGGTCGCCGTCGGCTCGATCTTGAGGTTCCCCACGCACCACGACATCAGCGCCGACCTCGCGTGCCTGAGCGTCCCGCTCGCCAGCTTGCGCTCGGCGGTCTTGATCGCGTTCATCATCGCGTAGCCCTGCGGGGCGCCCTTCAGCAGGCCCTTCTCGTCCTGCGTCACGCCGATCCCGGCCAGCGCCTCGACCATCTCGCCGATACCGGCCGGGTCGACCGCCACCGCTGCCAGCAGGCCGCGGCGCTTGATCGTCTCGATGATCTCGACGATCGCGGTGATGTCGTCGAGCTCGTCGGTGACGATGGTCAGCTCGCCGGCGCGCTGCGCATCGAGCAGCACCGTGGCGATGGACTTGCGCCGCTCGAGCACGCCCTCGTGGCACCAGGCGTGCGACCATCCAAGCCATGCCTTGGTCTCTCTGTCGCGGCCCAGCACCTCCAGCCCGAACAGGTCGTCGAGGCCGCCGCCGTCGATCCCGACCACCACCACCTCGCATCGATCGAGGATCTGCTCGAGCGTGAGCCCGGCATCCTCGCCGCGCTCCCAGTAGTCGGCGCCGGCCCACCGGTTGGAGTGCAGGCCAAGCCCGATCTCGATGTTGAGATGCTGCGACGTCCACCGTCGCACCTCGTCCTCACCCTTGATCGTCGCCTCTTCAAGGTCGGCTATCAGCCGCTCGAGCCGTATCGGACGGTCGAGGCTCGGCGTGACCAGGCGCCAGTTGTTCGTGTCGCGCCAGAACGCCTGGTCCTTCTGCTGTTGCTCGGTGAACTCGTACAGCACCGGCAACGTGTCGATCGACGCCCGGCCATCGCGGATCGAGCGCGCGACCTGCAGCTCAGACCTGAACACGCCCGCCGGCGGATCGAACGACTGCGTCGTGATCATCACGAAGAACGACTCGGGCACCGAGACCATGCCGCCGCGCAGCTGCCCGATGATCGCCGCCGCCCGGTGCGAACGGCCGAGCAGATGGATCTCGTCGATCAGCACGCCAGCCGGGATCGCGCCGGTCACGATCGTCTCATCGAAGGTCTTCACGCGAAGCTGAGCCTTGGTCTTGCGGTCGACGATCGTCTTGATGTGATCGCGCACCCAGAACCGGCGCTGCAGGAAGCCCTCGTCGTCAAGCTCGATCATGCCCTTGGCCTGGGCGTAGGCCTTGTCGGTGATCTCCTGCGAGGGCGCGGTCAGCACGAATTCCGCCCGCGGCCGACGGTTCATCAGCAGCGCGGTCAGCATCAGGCCCGCGCTGCAGGTCGTCTTGCCGTTCTTTTTCGGCACGAGCACGAAGGCGCCGCGCACGTTGCGCACCATGGTCTCCCGGTCGAGCGAGCCGAACAGCGCCGCGATGATCGCCTTGAACCAGTCGCCCACCGCATCGCCCATCGGCGGCGTCCCCGGCACGTCGGGGATCCTGAGCTTGTTGAAGATCGCCACCGCCTGGTCGGCGAGCTCGCGGTCGAGCGGCAGCTCGGGGATCGGCGGCTTCCCCTCGCGCAGCCTCCGCTCCCAGTCGGGGCACGCGAGATCCCACGCCATCACGCGCCCCTCAGTGCTTCAGGATGTTGCCCCAGGACGTCCCCTGCTCGGCGGTCTGCGCCTCGAGGTTGGCCTGGTCCTTCTTGCCCAGCACCGCTGGGGCGACCGCCGACACTTCCTCGGCGGCGGGCTGGTCGGCCGGGAACTTGGGCCCGGGAGCAGCCACGAGGTCCAGCGCCAGCAAGGCCTTGACCGCTGCCACGCTGCCACGCTTCGCCGCTCGCTTCAGGTTGCCGATTTGCTCGCGCCTGACCAGGTCGACGCCATGCTCGAGCTCATGCGCAAAATACTTCACCAGCGTGTCGCGGGAGATCTTGAGCACGCGCGCGATCCGGTCATCTGACCAGCCGGCGAACTTCAGCGTCTCGACCTCCCGCCTCATCGCAGCGGTTGGCCGGAATGGTGGACGCCCTCGACCACGACGCATGCTGACCCCTTAGGATTTTCTCGGCAAAATCAACGCCCTGGCGGGTCAAAACGTCCGCCGGGCGACGAAAAAAAAGGTCTAAATGAGCCCCCGGGCGGCTGGCGCGTCCCCATTTGCAAATTTTGGGACTACCCCCCCCCGAGTGTAATTTTAGGCTCGGCGGTCGGCCCTCGCGCCCGCGGTCTTGGTCGTGTGACACGAGGCACAGAGCAACCACACGTTCGCCCGATCGAGCCGTGCGCCGCCGTCCTTCAGCTCGACCTTGTGGTCGACGTAGCGGCCACGATTGCCGCAGCGCTGGCATTTCCCACGTGCCTCACGCCGGACCTGGTCGCGCAACGCTATCCATTCAGGGCTCGAGTAGAACCGATCGGCGACCTTCGGCGGTGCCGCCACTCGAGGCGCCATCGTGGCGACCCGAGGTGGCATCATCCTGAGCTTCACATCGGGTCACCCGGACATGGAAACGCCCGGGCTGTGGTCAGTCCGGGCGCAGATGTTCTATGTCACAACATCATGGGTACACTGCCGGCCCTATTGTCAAGCCCTAGTTGCGCACTCAGGCGCCAGATGCGGCCCGTCGTCCAGCCTTGGCCGGCCGATCCACCCCCGCAATTCGCACCACAGATCGAGGGCCAGCATGTAGTTGGCCATGGCCATGCCCTGCCCGAGCCCATGCCTGCGCTCGACCTGGCCGAGGGTCAGCGGCTCGGCGAGGCAGTCGATCGCAGCGTTCACCACGATGCGGCGACGAGGCGCCTCGATCACCCATTCCCGCCAGGTCGCATCGGCAGATGCGCCGATGTCGATCCGCACAAGACCGGAACCCTGTCGACCGTAGCGGCTCCCTGATGCGCCAAGGCCTGCAGTGCGCGCGCGCCACGCGAACTCCATCTCCTTCTCGGCCTCCCGCTGCATGCCGGTGAGCTGGTTGTGCCGCCACGCCTCGCTCTGCCTGCAACGGGTGAGGTTGCGCCTGGTCTTGCGCTTGGCCTCGGGATCGTCGACCGCGATCTCGACGGTGGGCGAGTGCCGCTCCTGCCAGTCGAGCGCGTCGCGGCCGAAGCGGCGCTTTCGGGACTTCTTGGCCTTGGCCATCAGGGCTCCGCGAGCTCGGCGGCCTCTCGCTCGAGCTGCTCGGCCATGCCGTTGTGGCCCTGCCGGCGGAACGTCTGCGCCTGGTTGCGCAGGCGCGCGGCCTCGTAGTCGTTCGGGAATTTTCGAAGTTTAGGTGCGGACGGAACCGGACCAGGCGTCGCGGCAGTCCGCTCGATGCTGCTCGGCTGGTGGCGGCCTTCCATCCGGGCGATCTGCTCGTCGAGGTTGGCGACTTGGCCCTCGTGACCGAGCCTCGCGTAGTAGTCCCTCGCCTGCCGTGCGCCCTCGAGCCTGCGGGCATCGAGAGCCTTGCGTGCAGCAACCCGCCAATTGCCTGACGGTACACCGCCTTCGGCTCCTTCACCCTGCGCCTCGAGCATCTGCCGCACACGCCGGATCTGCGTCTCGCGCAGGTCGAGCTTGTGGGCGACCAGGGCCCTGAACTCGGACGGCTTGGGCATCCACTTCGACGTCTGCAGCGCTGCCAGCGTGGCCTCGGTCCAGAGCGCATCGCCCAGGTCGCCGTTGGCCTCCAGCCAGGTGATCCTGCGCCCCTTCGCCTCGGTCTCCGTGATCTTCACGCCGACCTCGAAGGCGAGCCCGAGCTTGGCGAGGCAGAACCCGGCATGGCGATCGTCGGTCGGCGAGACCTGCAGGATCGCGAG